TCTTTAGCTTGAGTAATCAGGTCAGCCAAGAAAGTAGGATGTGCTTTAAGATCTGGTACCCATACTTCACCAGTTTCACCACCTAAAGCACCTGAGTTTTTCGCATGATGTGTAGGCGAGGGTTTAAAATTAATAACGCGGGCATTTTTACCTTCACCTGTAGTAACAGTTGTTAGATAACCCATCACATCTGCGATACGGTAAAGCTCGTTACGGTTTTTACCACCTAGATCTGGTCGGTAAATAATTTGATCACCGTTTTGATCTTCTGAAGCGTGTGCAATGAAAACAACGTCTTTACCTAAACTGATCAAAGTATTGATGTATTGCTTGAACGTTTGGTTCGCTAATCCTTGAGCCTTTAACTTTAAAGAACCATCTTTTTGACGGTTATTTGCCGTAAGTAACAGGTGGGTTTTAATGCATTCAAGCATTGCACCCACGGTATCAATGACTACGGTTTTATAAGGTGCTAAGTCTTGAGGAGTTAGGTTTGCAACATCACTCCATTGTTGAATCTGTACAACCGCACCACGACGTAATTCACCAGTACGGTGAGCACCACGGTCAAAGTCAAAAGAAATTGCTTTTTCCGCAGTAAAGCCCATCGATGATTTACCTAAACCCGGATCAGCGTATAGGTACACAATAATTGCTTGAACCAATAAAGTTTGGTCAGCAGTAATAATCGGTAGAGCCATTATTCTTATCCTCATCTAGAGCCGGTGAAGCCGCGCTTAGTTTTATAAGCTTTGCGGTCATAAGTAGGGATATTTGTTTCACGCAGTTTTATTGCGAGCTGCTTTCTGCGTTGGAAATCAATTTCTTGTGTGAGTTCATTCCAAACTTTTGGATAGTCAGTTTGGAACCTGAACACATTTAAAGGCGTCTTAAATCCGTCTTTAACTTTGTAAAGAACTGAACCATTAGCATTAGATGCGTACACTTGCCAGCCAATACGAACAGAGTAGAGGCCCTTATCATCACGGCCTAAAAATGACTTGTAGCCGTCAGGGTGCTTTTTGAAATTAGTCATCTTTAAGCCTCCACCAACTTGTTACGTTCGATGAAGCCTTTTAGAAGACCATTGATGTTTCGGATGTCTTCAAATTCGGTGAAATCGTTATATGACTTACCATTAATGTCAGTGATTTCATTTACAGTGAGTTGGGTAATATCAACAGCGGTGAATTCAGAACCTGGAACGCCGTAGCTGTCTGGATAGGCTTCAAAATCAAAGCTAACGTTTAAACGGAAGCTATCTAATTTGATTACGGCAACGCCAGAATGTTTACCTGTGATTTTCGCGGTTAACACACCGTAAGTACTTGGTTGAATTTTAGGTGTAAAAAGAGTAGGTACTTCTTTTGTTTGGAAAGCTGGCTGCAATTGGCAAGCAACTAAAGAACCACCAGAAATTGCAAGAGCAGCCATGCTGACAAATGCAAATGAGTTGAAAGGAGGAGCTTTTACGTTCATAATTGATCTCGCAGTTTTGCAAAAGCACATCGGACCTGGGGAGGGGCGGTGTGCTTTTTTGTTGTCTGTGAGATAAATATCGCATTTCCGATATTATTAGTCAATAGGTAATCCGATATTTTTATAGAAAATCCGATTTTTTATGCTTTAATAGACAAAAGAAAACCCACACGGGGTGGGTTGGGTGAGAAGGGTAGTGTTTGATTTTTATTTATTGCTCATTACTTTGCTTCTGGCCTCTCTCGCCTCTTTACGAGCCTTAAGGGTTTTCTCAAGCATAGATATTTCTTTTAAATCACTCCATGCCAAAAAGAAACTTAATATTGAGGTTAAGCCTACAGATAAGACTAATGCTAAAAGATGCTGATTTGATAGTAAATTCAATTCATTGAAAACATACATTCCAAAAACAATCACTATAAATAAAATGGCAACATATAGTGATGATTTGCTCCTTATATCCACAGTGGACGTGAGGCGATCCCGCTCTGATTGATTTAAACCATCAAGCTTCAATGCATCGAGCATACCTTTGTAGGCTAGATAAATTTGACTTAACGGTAATAACAAAACAAAGGAAAATTGAACCAAGTTGATATTTACATCAAGGGCAAGAAATTTAAAAGTAACTGAAAAAATGACAAATAGAGCTACTAACACTAATGCAATAAATTTAGCGTTGTTGTAAAACGGCAAGTAGCGTTTAGCCATGATTAATCACCAAAATTAATATTGGTAGTCATCCAATTGTACAATTGAACTTTAAGGCCGTCGTTATAAACTTTATTATTGATTGTTTCAACAGATATTTTTCCACTCATCTTTAAGTTATCCGCTGTGACCTTAGTACCATCTTCAAGAGTTATAACATAATCATCATTATGTCTCATAGATGATGCAACAGTATCAATTACTTTTTGCCCGCTTTTGGATGTTTTTCGATTATAGGTGAGTGTTAATTTAAGCTTTAAATTAGCGTCATCAAGGCCATCTTCAAGTTTTAAATCATCCAAATCGACACCAAATGCAGTTTTTAAAACATCAACCACATTTTCTTCGATTTTGTAATCAATCTTAGCTGGTACGTTCGACTCTATTTTGTGAATCGGTTGCAATTCTGTTGATCCAATTCCAGATGAGATTGAGATGGTCTTGGCTGGCGTTGATTCCAATTTTTCTTTAATTGCCGGGTTCGGAGCATCTTTTAAGATTAAGGCACTATTCGCTGGTAAGGCTTTAGCTGCTTCACCCAAAAGCCAACCTAAATAAGACTCAAGAGTTCTTGCTGTTAATGATCTGGATTGAATAATTGCAACATGATTATCAATCACTCCAAAATATAAAACACTATCAATAAATTCTTTGCGCACTACTTCAACAGATTCATCCTCATCATCAGGTAAATCTTCCGTTAAGTAAGTTTTGATTGGGAATTCGGTAGCACTATCATTGTCTATTTTTAAAACAGCTTGAGCTTTACCAGACTCCACTATGATTAGCTCTCCAAAGAACATACTTTGATGTGAACTTGCGTGATTTATAAGGATAAAATCATCTTTAGTAGCCGATACAAATTGCTGCCTATTAATAGCTTTATGATAAAAAGAGTCTTTATCTAATAGTTGGGCTTTAAGTAAGTTTCCAAGGTTCGCGCCTTTTAGAAAGTCTACTTTTTTGTAGTGTACGGTTTTGTCTTTTACAACTGTCTTACTCATTATTTTCCCCACCCGATCTGTCGTAAAGACTGTGTCGGGTTCACAGTTTATTAATCTTTTGTGTTATTAATTTTCTGTCCTAGCTTTCCTTCTTTTACCAACTGCACGACCTGCTCATTAGTAAGCACAGGAATAAAGACTTTGTCGCCAATATCTTTAGAAAGAATCTTTACCTCTTCAGCAGTCAGCACCAAAGCTTCACCATGTTTAGCTGCATCATTGATACGAGCAATAATCTGGTTGATTGGTAGTTTTGAATTGTCCATATATCACCTAAAACCTTAATTTAACTTTTTCTAACACGCTTTGGACGTGATCCGCCTAATGGTCTAAATGCATCAATAACTAAGCCTACGAGCTCCATACCATCTTCAAATTCAATAATATTGGGATGGAAGTTGGGGTTTAATGCTTGCAAGTATTTGCGCTGGTCGCTTTCAATTACAAGCTTCTTAAAGGTTGCGTCTGAATTATTTCTAACAACGATGAGGTCATCAGCGATTAGATCGCAAACTTGATAGTTTGGATTAACTAAAATGTAGTCTCCCTCTTCATATCTAGGGGAATTACTTACTCCAACTACTCTCAAATAAAAACAACCATCTGGATCATCTGCACTAAGTGGTGGCAACCATTCATTTATTTTATTAGGATCGATAGCTTCTACTGATGTCATTGTCCCTGCCTGCACCCAAGAAAGAACGGGAATTAGTTTTTTAGTTATAGGCTCAACATTATTGTCAAACTTACTGACAATTCCTTTTTTTAGCTCTTCTGCGGTAACACCAAGTGCGGTAGCCAGCTCAAGTATAGAGCCTGTCGATTTGGCATTCCCTGTTTCGAGATCAGAAATTACAGATTGTTTGACACCTGACTTCATAGCCAGTTCTTTTTGAGTCATTTTCTTAGCTTTGCGAATTGCTTTTAAGTTTTCGCCCAAAGTAGCCATAAATTTGTCCATCGTTACTTCTATCGGAATTCTGATACATATTTCAATCGGTTTGGCTATTGAATAAATATCGGAAAACCTATATATTTAATAAAAATTATCGGAGACCGCCCATGAATCAATGGCAGAAGATGATCTCTGAGTTAAGGGAAAAGGGTCTTACTCAGACATTTATAGCCGCAGAAATCGGGTGCTCACAGAATTACGTTAGTGATTTAGAGCGCGGGTTATGTGGGAAACGCCTTTCATATGATCTAGGAAGAAAACTAGAAAATTTATGGAAGGAATATTGTTCAAAACAATTAACCGCTTAGGAACTAAACCATGAGCAAAGTATCAACCGAATTGAGTGCAAGTGCGAGAAATAGCATTACAAGGGTTTTACGCATTCTTGCAAACAGTAATAACTCCCAGATTGCTGAAAAGTTGGGGCTAGATCCAACTACATTTTCAAGATTTAAAAATGACAAGAAAAACAATGGCTTGTCAGATATTGAGAATGTTTGCGCAATGTTGGATTTGCTTGAATTAAAAATCGTACCGAAGAAATACAAGTTAATTCACAAGGAAAAGTTGGCAGCGCTTTTGAATCTATCAAAGGCTTATATGGGACGCCTAGGTTCAGTCGATGATCTTTTTCAAGATGACATTGAAGACTTTGGAATTAATGAAGAACTCGGATATTAAAAAACCGCTTCCTGCGCGAACAGGTTAGCGGTCACGTTCAATCGGAGAAGGACCAAATGAACCATTCAATATTAGCAGACATTGAACTAAATCGGAAGATTAGTTTGTTTCAAAAAGCGGTTGAGGCTTATGCAACAGAACGCAGTTTAAAAAACTCGGTCGCTGTAGCTGAGGCTAAAAGTAACTTGGAGCGTCATTACTATGAATCCTACAGCTTTGCGGTTCATAAGGGAGTATGAGCATGGAGTTTATGAAGGTGCGAAATATGCACGCCAGTATGGTGATCTTCAAAGGCTTTACGATGCTTCAAGTGATGAATTCTTCATTGAAGAAATCAACGATGCTTATGAAGAGTTTAAGAGGAGCCTAATATGAGCTTAGATGCAACTCTATGGGCTTGGAAGGCCCCTGTTAACTCTGCCACCCAAAGATTGGTACTTGTGTCTCTAGCTGATAGAGCAGGTGAGGATTTTACTTGCTATCCAAGCGCAGAAAGACTTCACAGAGATACATTGCTAAACAGAAAAACCATTCTGAAAGTTATTTCCGATTTGATTGAATTGGGTCTTGTTTTGGACACTGGCAAGAAAATTGGTAACGGAGTGCGTGTACTAAAATTAGTTGGTGTTGATGGTCGTGAAAACCAACCAACCAGTACCGAAATTGGTACTGGTACCGAAATTGGTACTGGTACCGAAATTGGTACTGGTACCGAAATTGGGATACCTACCCATCCCAAAAACGGTACCTCTACCCATCCCAATTTTGGGATACAGAACCTCCCAATGAATCTACCAAAGAACCTACCAAGGGAAAAAGACAAAAAGTCAAAAGCGAAAAATGAGTATTCCGATGATTTCGAGAAGTTCTGGTCTGCATATCCAACTTGTAAACGTAAATCAGACAAGTCTGGCACTTATAAAACTTTCAAAAAATATGAATCTGAGTTTGAGATTGAAAAATTAATCTCGATTCTTGAAAAACAAAAATCCGATGTCTCTTGGACAAAGCAGGATGGTGAGTTCATTCCATCACCTAGCGTTTGGCTAAACCAAAAACAATGGGAAAACGAGTATTGGTTTCAGGTCAACAGCTCTGTGGTAGCTCCTGATTTCTCTAATGCCCAATTGCAATATGGAGACTGGTAATGAGTACAAACATTCAAAATATGACAATTGAGCAGAGTGTGCTAGTCGCTTTGATGACAGTGAGCCATTCCCTAGAGGTTGTCGCAAATGATCTTACCGAAGAACATTTTTACGCTGGTCGTCACAAGATTATTTACAAGGCAATTGTTGAGCTTGCTAATGCTGATAAGCCATATGACTCAGTATTTGTCTGCAAGCATCTACAAGAGCGAAATCTTCTCAATGACATTGGTGGAGAAGAGTATTTAATTGAACTTAACAGTGCAGTTGGTAGCGTACACCACCTGGAATATTTTGTTGCTGAGTTGAATAAACTTAAGCAGCATCGCGAAGTTGAAGATATTGGTCTCTCGATTGCGGAGTGCGCTAAAGATCTGACTATCACTGATGTTTACTTGGCTGCTGAGAATTTATTTAGTTCATCTAGTAATTCTATTGAGCAAAAGCAAACAGGTTTTGATTTTAACCAGGCTTTAGAAAAAACACTTGAGCGATTTGAGAAAAAGATTGCTCAGAAAGAACAAAAGGGCTTCATAGGTGTTCAGTTCAATATTCCTCATCTTGATAATCTTTTGGGAACAATTGAAAAGGGTCATTTTTGTGTAATTGGTGGTCGTCCGGGCAGTGGTAAATCAACTCTTGCTCAGATGTGTGCAATGCAAACTGCTAAGCGCTACAACATGCCAGTCTTGTTTATCTCTGCTGAGATGGATACGCCGACCCTAACCAACCGCATGATCTCGGCATTAGGTGCAATCCCGTATAACAATCTTCACAATGGGGATATCTATGATGGGATGTTTGAGAAGCTTACTGGAACTATTGCTCAATTTAGAAACCTACCAATTTTTATTGAAGAAAAGCAAAAGCCAACGATTGCTGAAATCCAAAGTTATGCACGTAAAGCGAAGCGCAAGTACAAAGCTTTGGGCTGCATCATTGTTGATTATATCGGCTTAATCCGAGACCCATCTAAGAAAGATCGCGTTCAAGAAGTTGCATCAATCAGTCGTGACTTAAAAGCTATGGCAAAAGAGTTTGATTGCCCAGTAATTGCATTGGCTCAGCTAAACCGTGGAGCAGAAGGACACAAGCCAGTAGCAAGTGATCTTAAAGATTCTGGACAGATCGAGCAGGATGCAGACCAAATCATCATGGTTCATCCATTACTCGAAAAAGAGACTAATGCGCCAACTGGTGTAACCGAGTTAATTATTGCCAAAAACCGTCATGGCAAGCGTGGATCTGTGAATGTTCAAGACCGTTTAGATATTTGTCGTTTCGTAGGCATGTCATTCCCAGTGGAAGAGAGAGGTGCAGCGTGAGCGTACAAGTGCAAGTAACTTCGATCGATCGCCAGAAGATGCAATTCAACGTAGAGGCGATAGATGGTTCAAGAGTAATTCTCAAACGCGCATTCAACTTCAAGACTGAAACGAAAAAGCATATTGAGTCAGTGATTAATAAAGAACTTAAGACATTCAACAAGCCTTCATATGGCGGCATCGAAATTGTATTTATGTGTCCAGTAGGAGTGTTCTCATGAGATTAGCAAATGATAAGCAAACACTAGATTGGATTGAGGAAATTGGCGGTGAGCAGTACGAAGCTAAATTCACTCATGGGACAGTCTACGGATATAACAAATTTAAGTGCCGTTGTGAGTTTTGCAAGGAAGCTAAAGCGCTAAGTAATCAGCGTGCAGCTTTGAAGCGTGCTGTTAAGGCTAACCCACCTCAATCAGTTTTGATTGTTGGAGGTGCAGCGTGAAAGCAATAAAACGAGTTAAAGCATTCCAAAACATTTTTGACATTTTGTTATTCGCTACACATGCAACACAACCTTTCACGATGAAGGATTTGCATGACCATGTGTTAGATGCACCTAACAACACTATCCAATGCTATGTGCAGGAATTAATTAAAAGCGGCTACTTGGAAAAGGACTCATACGCAACTTACAAGGCAACTCAATTTGCAAAGGACTTGCTGAATGTTAAAGGGGAGCTGAAAGCATGATCGAATTTGTAGATTACACATCAATGATGAAGCTCCGCAGAGATTGCAACCTCGGCACTCGCAATAAAGAAACAAGAGCAGCAGCGAACCTCTACGAGAAATTAAGAAAACTGAAAATGCTAGACCAGCTTAAGCAGGAAGCCATGACAGGACATGACAAGGAGGCGGTATGAAAAGATTAAACGTACTGGTTGCTTGTGAATATTCTGGACGTGTTCGTGATGCTTTTTCAGCTTTAGGTCACAACGCTATGTCTAGTGACTTACTCCCAACAGAAGCACCAGGTAATCACTATCAAGGTGATGTTCGTGATGTGTTGTATGGAGGCTGGGATCTCATTGTTGCTCATCCTCCTTGCACCTTTCTATCTGTAGCTGGCAATCGTTGGTTTAACGTTGATAGGTATGGGGAGAAAGCAATTACCCGGATGAAAAATCGCGAGCAAGCAATTGCATTTTTCAATTTGTTTACTGATCTGGAGTGCGAAAAGGTAGCAATTGAGAATCCAATTGGATGCATGAGCAAAATCTATCAAAAGCCTTCACAAGTAATTCATCCCTACATGTTTGGTGATCCTGAGCGTAAAGCTACATGCTTATGGTTAAAGGGATTACCAGCTTTACAAGCAACCAATGTGGTTGAGCCAAATATTGTGAAGTACAAAAACGGCAAAGGGACGGATAGTCCTTGGCATTTAGACACGTTAAAGCTGCCAGCAGAAGAACGCAGAAAAGCGAGAAGCTTAACTTTTCAAGGCATTGCAGATGCTATGGCAATGCAATGGGGTGGAGACGTGCGTCATTTAGGTTTGAGGGAAGCGGTATGAAACCAGAACAGTTTATTCGTGAGTTCGGGCCTAACACTTTCAGAATATCAATGTCATTTGTCAACACTGCTAAGTATTTGGTGGTTCATGAAGGTGAAATTGATTTTACAGATGAAATCAAGCCTCACCATGGCGATCGTGTATTTGAGCGTGATGTGGTTAAGCGTCTGGTGGAGTCGGTTGAGCTAATCAACTTGTTTGGCAGCATCAAGATAGCAAAAGACAAAGTGAAGATGGCTGATTTTAATGGATTCTTACTTGTCTCAGTTCCAATCGAAAACGGCTTGGCAGATGTCTATATCCATAAAGTAGAACAAGCCATCCGCGACCACGAATCAATATACGGAGGCGGGGATGAGGAATAAAAAAGACACTCCAGATGGCGCTACACACTTCTTTACTTCGTTGGGTGGTCAAACAAGATTCTTCAAAATAGAAAGCGGCAATCTAATGTGTTGGTACGAAGAACTAGGCGCTTGGAAACATCCGGCAGCTTCTAATTGGCTTATGAAAAATATAAAGG